CAGAAGATGGTTCTACACGTTGTTTCCCATACAACTACGCAAGTGAAAATCCAAACATGAAAGTAGCGGGGATGACATAATATGACAATAACAAGAGATGCCCTTTTAGCTAATTGTCGAGTTGTTAGAAATGAAAAACTAGCGCAGAGTGATATTAGCATGTTAAGAGTTTTGGAAAGTGCAACAACCTATTCTGCTTTTACAACTGCAAGAGCAGACTGGGTTACGTATCGACAAGCTTTACGAGACTACCCTTCAACCATTCCTGCTGAATTAAAAACGGAGGATAAAGACCATCCGAACAAATGGACTAATGTTCCAGAGATGCCTTTATCACCAGATGAAACGCAAGCAGTAATAGACGCTGAAGCTGAAGCAAAAGCAAATGCAACGGCCGCAGCAAAACTTATTAAGGAATAACTTTAACTTCAAGGAGACACTATGAAATTCATCCCTTATGTCGGAGAAGATGGGAAAACCCACTACTTCGATGCACACGCAGTACAGTTTACAATGGCGTTCCAAATTGGACCGGTTGACGAACATGGCAAAGTTCAGCAATGGGGAACAAAAGTTGCTTTTAATACGTCCAATCATGGTTTTGTAATTAGCAAAGAACCCGCCGATGTTCTTATAAAAAGGATTGAAGAAGCGAATGGTCTGGTGTCAGATTGATCCACCCTTTCAGCTTTCCAATTTTAATTCGTGACCTAGATCGAGGTGACGAAATAGCCGACGAGCTTTGCGAGTTCACGTATAAAATACGAGAGATCGATAAGCAAGGTGGTGTTATATCAGATAACTTTGGCGAAACTGCTAAGTCGCCAGAGGATTATGCTAAGTATGGTTATACGAGCTACACAAACTACAATCTCGCTTCGCTAACAGGCAAGGATAATAAAGGTGTTATTCCTAAAGTCCATGAAGCTTGTTCAGCCATGTGTGAAGAATATTTTTACAATATAAACAATCCTCGTGACTTCTACATAGATACGTCATGGGTTGCCACTTATGACGAGGGATGTTTTGTTCCAAGACATACACATCCCAATGCACATTTAAGTTGTGTTTTTTATGCTCAAGCAACTGAAGGCACAGGTCAAATTATTTTTGAAAACCCTTCTCAACCTATCTATGGTTTAATTACAGAGAAAAATGCTCGAATGTGGAACGATTATATTCCTGTTGAAGCTAAGAGGGGTAGGATGATTATTTTTCCATCTTTTATGCCTCATTACACTAAACCCCACATGGGTAAAGAAGAACGAATAATCTTTAGTGCAAACATGGCAATAATAAACACAATGATCTCAAGGATCAAACCACCTATCACAGATCAGCATAGGCACAATAACAACTTAAAGCTTGCAGAAAATTATGGGGACGACACACTCCTCTTCCCCAAGCATAATGATCCGAAACTAATAGAAGGTAAAGCTGATGAGCAAGACAATGAAAAAAGCATGTAATACTGTTATGCCGAAAAAAGGCGTAAGTAAAAAGAAAATAAAGTCTAACATTAAAATTCAAGGATCAGCTAAAGGAACTTAATTGAGTAATCAATCTCAACTTAAAAAGCTTGTGGCTTTGCAGAAAAGTGACGGGTGGAAAATAGTAAACGAAATTATGAAGGACGAAATACTACAACTCGCTCTTCTAATGGCACGATCAAAGGAAATGTCTCAACAGGAAATGGACTTTAATCGTGGTGCAATCTGGGCGGCAGAGCAAATGCTTAACCTCCCTACTAAAATAACCCATAAACTTGAGGGCGAGATCGCTCTTGAGGATAATGGTATTGGACATGGCTAGGACGCTACGGCTTCCAGAAGGAGAAATAAAATGGCTACAACACCAGAAGAACAGTTAAAAAGACTTGCTGAACAAAAGTTAGGTGCTGAAACACCACCACCAACTGCACCACCTCCCGCACCAAATGTGGAAAAAGAAGCTCCTCCAACAACAGAGGAGAAGGCAGCGGTTGTTGCGTCACCTCAAACAGAGGGTGATAAAGCAAATCAAGACCCTGTTGTTTATCAAATGAAGATAAATGGCAAGGATAGGGATTTAAGTCAGAAACAAATCGAAGAAACCTTTGGTCGATATAGGGACTTGAATTTTAAAAATATGACAAATGCGCCTATCAATGCAGTTACTGAACAACTGATGAAGGCATCTGGTGCAAGTCCAGATCAAGTAGCAAAACTAATATCGGCTTCTGTTAAAGCATTTACTAAAAATGCTCAGATGGGTAACACAAGACCTAAACAACAGAACGTAGCCGAACCGAAGCAACCCAGTCCAAAAGCTACTCAGCCGAACATTAATGAAGAGTTCGCTAAGTATGAGGACGAAAATGCAATAAGCCTTCCTCCCGGTTATCGAGAGGGGTTGGATAGAATTAATCGTATGGAAAATCAACTCAAGCAGGGTGTGACCATGATGAATAATATTCTCAACCAATCAAAAGGTAATGCACAAATGGGGATGCAAGCCGCACAATCTGCTAACGTGGACAGAAACACGGCTATAAGAAACACCATCGCTAACAACCTCGATAAAGCTCAAAGGGCAAATGGATTGCCAGATGGCGATGGGCAAGCGTTTATGGCGTATGCGGGCGAAAGAGGTTATACAATGGAAGATTTTGTTGATAGTGGATTAGTCAACAAAGTTGTTTCCGATTTCAAAAATGAAAAGAATACCCCAGAGTTCAACAGGTTGCAGGATATGGCTAAACGTAGAGAAAGCTTTTTAAAGACTGGTAAAACCAACCCAACATCTGAAATGGCGGCAAAGCCTAAAGATGATATGATGGAGAGGTTAACAGCTAAAGGCATCAAGTCTCGTTTAAATATCGGATAAAAATGCAATCAGATTAAAAAAAAGGACGAAGTGTTCTACAAGATACTTCATATTAGAGCCGTATCAGAAATGCTACGGCTCTTTTTTTTGATGCACTATAGGACAGAAGATAAGTGGTGTGAGTTCCACCTTTATTGAATGTTCCCCTAAATGAAAACCTTTATTAATAGGAGGATTGCTAATGGCTGCAATTCAAGGACTACGGGGTACAGGTCAGTTTACAACGGACTTCCGCCCTAAGAATTACAGAGAATTATATTCTTTGTTAGAACCTAATGGTAATGCCCCGCTAAATGCATTATTATCAATGGCTTCAAGTGAAGCAACTGACGACCCGGAATTTATCAACTTTCGCGATGAGCTGCCCGCAAGGGAACTTACTGTGAATGGTGCGATAAGTTCTGCATCGACAACTGCGATCGTAGTAGCTAGTGGTAATGATAATCTTTTTGCGGTAGCAGGAACTATTATTGTTAACTCAGAAACTGGCGAAGTTATGCGATGTACTGCTGATAGTACAGCAACAGGTTTAACTGTTGAAAGAAATATCGGTGGGACAACCCATACAATCGCTGATGGCGCAAAGCTATTTATAGCAGGGTCAGCCTTCGAGGAAGGTGCGACCAGTCCAACAGGCGTATCATTTGATGCTTCAACCTCATCAAATTATACTCAAATTTTCAGAACTGCTTACACAGTAACTGAAACTTTGAAAGCCACTAATCTAAGGACTGGTGACAAAGAAGATGAGATGGCTACTAAGGCTCTCAAAATGCACATGTCTGATATTGAAAGGGCAATGTTTTTTGGGGTAAAGCACGAAAGTAACGGCTCAACTGCACAACCTCGTAGATTTACAGGTGGTCTAACTAATCTCATTACAAACGTAATCGATAGATCAACAGCTTCTAGCTCTATGTCAGAAGATCAGTTCGATCGTCAGCTAATCGAAAACGTATTCGCTTTCGGTTCTAAGCAGAAGATCATGTTTGTAGGTGCAAAAGTTGCAGGTCACTTGCAAAAGATAGGTAAAAACAGATGGTCGCCAACTGTAATGGAAGGTACGTATGGAGTTAATTTAACTGCTTACGAAACTTTCGCAGGTACACTTATGACCCATCTGCACCCACAATTCAGACAGATACCGGGCATGGATGATGCGGCAGTTATTATTGACTTCCCATATCTGAAGTATCGTTATCTCGAAGGTCGTGATACATCTCTACTAAGAGATCGTCAAGCAACAGACGCTGATAGCACAAAGTCAGAATACTTGACCGAGTGTGGTCTTGAGATGTTGCAAGACAAGGTTCATACCTACATTAAAAACTGGACTACGCTCACTTAATTCCCTCTACGAGCAAGTCTACGAGCGGGCGCATCAGCGCCCGTTCTTATTTCAATATACATTTTTAGAACCTAACGGGGACGCACCACTTAATGCAGGAGAATTTTATGTCTTATCAAGGTACAGATAGTTTTTGCCCTAGATGTGGAACATACGGAGATGAAGCTGTGTTTGTTCATGGACATTATCAATGTCCGATTTGCAAATGTGTCATTGATGATTGCTGTCAAGGAGAAAGGACGACTAAGGGTGATAAATGCCCGATAAATAAAGAACCATCAAAATAGGAGACTTTCAATGGCACGTAAAAGAGCAAGGAATGACAAGGGGCATTACATTAAAGACGACCCCAATACCGAAGTGAACGAAGCTTGGACAGATGATGAAGAGATCATTGAGGATGAATTTATAGATGACGAGGAGGAGGAAGTAATCGTAGAAGAAGTAGACCCAACTCGTAAGGCAAAACAAGCAAAAGCTCCTAAAAACACAAACAAAAGTGAGTTTTGTTTCTTCGTTTCAGCAAATCCAGAAGCAGGGGTGTGGGACTTTATTATTGGAGACGATCGGTTCTCTGGATTTTGGGATGCCGATAGAGCGTATGTTCATTGGAAAATACCAAGATCAATTAAAGAAAACGCCATGAAGCATCATCATGTATGGTCGGGAAGAGTTTTACCCGCAGATGATGAATAGGTGTATGAATGGTAGAATATTCTGTAGTCAAACCATTTGAGAGTGAACAGGGAAAGTTTACCCCACTCGAAGGTTTAGTTCGTTCTGCTCTAGTACGAGCAGGTAATTTCTCTCCTTCCCGTATTGACGGGGAGGTGATGATGATGATGGTAGAGCTTGCTAACAGAGTTGTCGAAGAAGTTAGACGACATCCCTATTGGACTGGTGGCGATATAGACTACTATAATGATCCTACACAAACCAGAGAAATACCAGACATGATAATGATTGATGGACTTACGAGCCATTATCTTATTCAACAGGGTAGCGAAAAAGCTATGGTTTTTCTGCAAATGTATCAAGCAAATCTAGCAGATATATTGTGGGATAAATACAGAAGAAAAGACAACAAAATTGGTAACGATGAAATAATTGTTTCAGTTACTGATGGCGGAAGTAATAAAAATTATAAACCACCTTACCCAGATGATGAGACGAATAAGTTGTTAACATGACAAGACTAGCTTACGCCCCAATCGCTATTAAATCAGAAGCGACTACTTACTACGGATTTAGAGGCGTAGATCGAAGCCGTGACATTGCGGCTATGGAAACGCAGAAGGAACAAAACTTCTGGAAACTTGAAAATTGTTTTGTTGATTATAGGGGTCAGCTAATTCGTGATCCTGCTTTCTATTTACATAGAGGGTCTAATCGTTTCCCGGTAAAATGTATTCGTTTCTTTAATAGGGATGGTGTTGTCTTTGCTGAAGAAGATGCTGCAAATACTCATCTAGCATCTGATAAAGGTCATAGAGTAAATGAAGCTTATCAAAAAGATGCTGTAGTAACGATGACCAACTTTAAAGGTGAGGTGCATATTTTCTCACCAGATCAAGTTACTTATAGATATAATGGTTACGAGTTTACTAAATCAACGACATCAATCAAACCTTCTTTTGGAGTTCCTATTCAAAGAAGATTATGCGTTGCAGGTTTTAAAGATCGTCCTACTGTCTTAGAGTTTAGTCGTGTAGATAATCCAGATATTTTTTTAGCAGAAGAAGCGCCTACTGAAGAGGTAACAAGAGCAAGCTTTATAGACATATCTAATCTAATCGGTACTGCTGACGAGATAATAGGTATGGGTACATTTGAAGCAAACAGACTTGCAGTTTTTACCAAAGATCAAACGCTCGTATATATTATTGATCCAGATTTAGAGCAATGGCAGTTAGATAGTAGAGCCAATTTACGTATTGGTTGTATTAGTCATGGCAGTATTGTTAACGCAGGAAGTGATTTAATCTTCTGTTCGAGAAGAGGAATACACTCTTTGATGAGATCAGAACAAAATGGTCTTACTATTGCGGAAGCATCTCTCTCAGATGAAGTAGAAGTTTTGTATCAAGAATTAGTTAGAACAACAGAAAACCTAGCTTCAATACAAGCTGTCTACGATCAAGACACACAAACGTACCATGTTTTCTTCCCACGTAGAGGTGGTAGACAAACTGTTCGTTTAAGTATGAACTTTCGTTCTGGGTATGAAAAAGTTAACTTTCAGTTAGGAGATACTCTCTTTCCTAGATGCGGTAGTTTCTTAGGTGGTCGTCTTATGTTTGGAACAGCAGACGGAGTTTATGAAGCAACACAAAGAACTTTTTTACAGGATACAGGATTATCCGATCTAAGAAGATCGCCAATGATAGCTGAAACACCTATCTTATGGTTGGGTGATTTTATTGGTACGAAGAGGTGTCATACTCTTATTGTACAGGCTACAGGAAAGGGTCGCTTCTTTATTGATGCAGTCGATGAAGATGAAAGACAGATGACAACAATAGAATGTAATATGGATAGGCTCACGGGGGACGACCATTGGGGCGATAGTCCGTTAAAATCAGATTACACTTTTCCATTTCAGCAACACTTTAGAGGTGTTCGTTTGAGATTTAGAACTGAAGAAAAAGATACTGAAACCGACGTAACTGTAATTTCATTTGCGTTTTTAATGCACAAGGAGAAATAAAATGGCTCGCCTAAAGGTACTTTATCCCGGCAACCACACGTCGAGTGGTAACATCGGCGCAGACATTGAGAATGTTGTAAGATACTTAAATTCGGCAGAAATTGCAGATAATACTTTATCTGAATTATTAGCAAAAGTTTTTGACACAACGACAGGTAAAGTTAAAACACTTGTCGAAATGCGTTTAGATACAACATCTGGCTTGCAATACAGAGTTGGTGAATATGTAAGTGCAACTGAAGGTTGGAATACATTAGCAACATTAGATCAAGTTAGAGGTGCATCTGGTTCAGACGTTGGTACGATTGGCGCACCATTGTTTTCTGCTCGTGCAGATCACGTTATAAACCTAACTATCAATGGTCAGATACCATATCCTACAGGAACAACTGTTTTTACATATCAACATGATGTGGCTGATGCTATTGTTGTTTATATCAATGGTGCTTTACAGGCTACAAGCACATATACTCATTCACATACAGCAGATACAGTTACACTTTCTAGCCCAACATCAGCTAATGATGTTGTAACAATATACAAAGTTCAATCAGCAAATGATAGTGGCTATCAAAGAACAGAGGTTGTAGCTCTTGCCGCACAGGCTGTGTTCCCTTTTGTTCACACAGCAGACCAAAGTGTTTTGGTCTACAGAAATGGTATTTTACAGAGACCGGGTGGAACGAACGACTATACGCAACAACCTGCAAACTCTACGATTACGTTTACGAGCGCCTTAACAGCAGGTGACTTGATTACGTTTATCATCGTAGCAGACACAGCACAGGTTCGTGTGTCTGGTTTGATGACCGAAGCAAAGTTTACAGATGCAAATGGATTTATACCATTTAACAAACTGTCTATTGTAGATGATGAAATTCCTCAAACAAAAGTTAATAATCTAACTGGTTTGTTAGCCAACAGAGGTAGAGTTTATGTATCTGCTACTCAGCCTACTCCTGCAAATGCAGGAGATATGTGGGTTGATACGGCAGCTTCACCAAACGTACTAAAGTTTTACAATGGTACAGGTTGGTTGTTAACTTCACCAGATACAGGTATTCCTGCGTTTACTACATCTAACGCATTGCAGTTTCTACGAGTAAACTCTACTGGTGGTGGTCTGGAATTTTCGGACGTAGATTTATCTGCACTCGTAACAACGACTTCGATCGGTGCTGCGAATGGTGTAGCCGGGTTAGATGCTTTTGGTAAAATGCCTATTGCTCAGTTGCCTAGCACATTTGCAACAAGAAGTTTCTATATTAATGAACTAGGTTCTATTACAAATGGTGATTATCGAATTACTAGAGCCTTCAAGCAAAACGTAAGACTAGATGCTATAGCAGTTAAAACAGGGTCTGGAACTTGTAATGTTCAACTAAAAGCAGCTGGACTAAACTTAGGTGATATAGTTGCCGCAAGCTCTACTCTTACAGAACAAAACTTATCAAACTCTATTGCTGTAGATGCAACAACTGTTTCTCGTGAAATAGCTATTACAGTTACATCTGCAACATCAGTAACAGATTTAGAAGTAACAGTAGCAGCGGTGATAACAAATGTCTAACTTCAGCAATTATCAACTTCGTAAGATAGCCCAATCACTTGAGGGCATGGGTCGTTATGGCGATACCCAACTTGTACACGTTACACCAGAAGAAGTTGATATGCTGACAAAAGTAGGGGCAGGAACAATAAACCCGAAAACGGGTTTATTAGAATTTTATACTACTCAAGAAAAATTAAACCAAGCTCTTAAAGATAGTGGTGGGGAGTGGACTAATGAGGTCAATGAACTTGCTAAACAGCGTGATGCTGAAAAAGGGCAAGTGTATAATGTTTCTACAGATACTTATACTTCTACCAATACAAGTAGTGGAGGTAGTAATAAATCCTCTACGACTGTACCAACAAATCAAGATGACTTTACTGGTAGGTATGATCCCGGTCAACTAACAGATGAAATAAGAGAGCAGAACAGAAACAACTCTTTCTTAGGTCTTGATCGTGATGGCGACGGGTCAATGTGGACAACCACAGATACGGCAACTGGTGATACTTATAACTGGCTTGGTCAGAAAATGAATATCGTTGAGGGCGTTAATGACGAATACGCATGGGGTGCAATGGATGTTGATGGCGATGGTTCTATGTGGACAGCTAACGGGTCATACGCTATTTCAGATCACGCTCTTGTTAAAGGTAAAAGTGCATTTGGCACAGCATTAAATGTAGTTGGTTTGGTTGCAAACCCTGTAGCTTTTGTTGCAGGAAAAGCTATTAATAATTATTTCGACGCAGACAAAGATGGCTCTATGTTTACGACTGGTGGTAAGTTTACATGGGGAACGGGGTCATCCAATACTCAAGCACAAACTACTCCTGTAGATTGGGGTGATGATGATAGCTCAACCACTTCTACTGTCGCAATCGATAATACTGACAATGAAACACCAGATGATGATACAAAAAAGAAGGACGATGAGGAAATGACCTATTCTGATATAAAAGGTCAGTTCGGGTATAATAAGTTTAGCAGTTCTAGGAATGGTAGAGAGTTTTTAAACTACTCCTATGTAGATGGACAAGCAACACCTACCACCTCATACATGAGAAGCGATCGCCCTTTTCATATAGCTTTATCAGAGGAAAGCGCACAATCTTATGCTTTTTCCGAACAGGCTTCAAATGGAATACAACAGATGATAAGTCAACTTGATCCAGATGTTATGGACGCAATCGCAGGAGAGATGAGTGTTCATTTAACTAACGATCAAAAGATAGCCCTCGTAGTAGGGGATGAAGAGAGTGGCTTTGTTGAAGCCACATACGAAGCTAACCCAGAAGGCTACGATACTGTGATGAATGACGTTGCTAACATGCTCGCTTATATGGGTGCTTCTGGTGACGCTAAGATAGATGCAGGTTTTATGGGGAGAGTTGCTTCAGCAGAGAGATTTCAGAACTACTCAACCCCCGATCTAGTATCGTCTTTAGCTGCTTTAGAAGATGAACTTCTTTTATACGAACAGGGAACACCACAATATAGATTGGTCGTTGAGCGTATAGATGAGATACAAAGAGAAATGTCAAGACGAACAAATGATGGTAATGCAAATAGTGCCGCGTATAGTGTAAATGCTGTAACAGATACGATTAAAGAAACTGCAAATGAAATTGTAACGGCGGCAGCTTAATAAGGACGACTTAAATAAAATAAAAACGTAGTGTCGATTAAACAACAAGAGGTGTAAGATGGCTTTTTCAAGTGAAATATTTGGTGCAAATACTGGAACTTCTATTGCGAAGCGTAAAGCCGCATCAGCAGCAGGAGAAAAAATTGCAGATCAAGGAAGATATGGTGACAGTATGGTTATTCACGCATCTCCTTTTACTCAAAAACTTTTAACAAGTATGGGTGGTGCAGGAACATTTAACCCTAAGACTGGGATGTTAGAATTTTTTAATGTTGATGAAGCTGTAAAAAGAAGGATGAAGAAAGGATATTAATTTGGCGAACGCATTGCGCGACGCTATGGAAGTATGGGGAACTTGCCCGACCTATGGTGAATATAAGGCAAAGTATCTCTGGTTCAGATTAGTAAGCGCTTACGATAACGATAAACTTCATGTATTTTACGACGAAGAAAAGCCAGTTGGATTTATGACGCATTGTTTCTTTACTGAGAAGGAAGCTGAAACGATGAAATGGTATGGAGTGGAAACATTCAAACGGGATAAAGGCGATCAGCTTTGGGTAATAGATATGGTCGCTAATGGTGGAAGAGATGATGTTCTTGAGGTGGCAAAACACGCAAGAGCATATTTAGGAAAGACGTATCCAGAATATAAAACTGTGTACGCTAAAAGAGGTAAACGAATAGCAAGTTATCCAAACGTAGGTGACTGGCACAGTAAAGGAGAAGCATAATGGGTGATATGTCTGGCGGCGGCGGAAGCTCAGATAACGATACAGGTGATGACAACGATCAACAAATGTCTAGTTTAGATAACAGGTATGTTCCATCTGATGATCTTGCTATGGGTAAATTTACTGCTAACTCCACTCCTGCTCCTGCTGTATCTAACGATAGTGGTGGTGGCGATAAAGGTGGTGACGAGGCTATGGGTGACGACGACACCGATACCTTTGACGCTATGGGTGGTTATGATGATCGTGAAGTAGGTGATGTCGATTATATTGCTGAACCTGCTGTATCTAGTTCTACTCCAAGTGGAGTAAGTGGCGACGATCCATACGACGATGGTGGTGGTAAGGGTGGTGGTTCTAATACTGCACCCGCAGATACAACGCCATCTTCAGCAGGTGATGTTTGGGGAGACGACGATCAAAGCGGTGTCCCATCGTATGTTCATTGGCAAAATCCAGACGATAGTGGGGGTAATCAAATCGTACCTACGGGTGGTAGTGGCGTAGATACTTCTTCTATTTCTGGGATTGAAGCTGCTTCTACTCCAAGTGGAGTAAGTGGCGACGATCCATACGACGATGGTGGTGGTGTCAAAGGTGGTGACGTGGTTTTTGGTGAACCCGAAGATACAACTCCCTCTGCCGTTTCAAGTTCTTTCAATAATCCCAATGATAATACTAGTATTTTCCAAGAAGGGCAAACATCTACATTAGGTTTAGGTGATGAATATAATCGTCTTGATTTTGTTGAAGGTAAATATGCAACTAAAAACGACAAAGCACTTGTTGAAAATGCAGGTTGGATACTAGATCAAGATAGTGGAGTAGCTATGCCACCTCCGGGTGAGCAAGGTGATAGTGAATTTGCGGGAACTAACTTACCTCCTCAACAATATATTAATGATGGTTCTGATTACACACCCGACGATAACCAACAAAACCAACAAAACCAACAATATATTAATGATGGTTCTGATTACACACCAACAGATGATAGTGGCGCAGAAAATAATGAAACAACTGGCACACAAAATACCGACACAGGCGACGATACTGTAACAAAAAGTTGGTTACAACAAGTCTTAGATGGAGACAAAGGTGGCGATGGTGAAGGTCAGATCGGTCCGGCAAATTTAACTGGAAACGATGATGGTGGCGGTGGAAATCAAATGTCTGGAACTGACGGAGCTAACGACGGAACTGACGGAACTCAAGGAACTCAAGGAACTGACGGAACTGATGGAACAGGCGAAGATGGAGAAGAAGGCGAGGGCGAAACCCCTACTGGTGGTGTATCGATCAACGATGAAGGTCTTGTCGTAAATGCCGATGGCACTCCTTATAATGGTGTTATTACTATTGGTGGCATAACCTACGATATTGTGGATGGTGTAGCTACTGCTCGTGAAGAAGGCGAGGGTGAGGATGATGGTGACGGCACTACTACTGGTGGTGAAGATGGTGGTCTTAATCCCGATACTAATAACGATGGTACAATAACTTCACTCGAACAAGAGATCGCTGATCTTCGTAGTCAACTAGCAAACTTAACTGGTAATAGCACTACTGAAACCGAAGGTATGACCAGAGAAGATATTATGGCGGCAATCAATGAAGCCATGCAACAATATGGTGGTGGTGGATACATGCCATTAAGTTTCTTAAATGCTTTTGGGGCTAGTACAATGCCATCCTACTTTGGAAACACAATACCTTCTTGGATTTCTCCAGATGGTGTCTACGAGCGTAGAGCCGTTAAGGATAAAGACACAGGTGAAATGAGATTTATCAATGTGCCTATCGGCAACGCTTCATTGGCAGGGACAGGAGGTTTCCAAGCAGAACGTAGAGCAGGTTTTGGTAACAATGTTTTCTTATAAGGAGTTAGGTAATGGGCTTATGGGATTGGGTTACTGAAAATCCACTAGATGCACTTGAAGGTACGTTACTTTTATACAACACTATAAAAGGAAACCAAGCCGCAGATAGCGCCGCAGAAAACGCTGCAGCTTTAACGCAAAGCGATATAGAGCGTAACAATACAATTTACGAACTCTTTAGTGAGGGCGGTAATCAGTTACGTGACAACCTCCAAGCACTTCTTACAGAGTATGGTGACTTCGGACAAGTTACTCCTACGACTGTAAATGAAATGACGAACTACTTTGCTTCGCAACGTGCGAGTGAAGAAGCCGCCAACAAGCAAAGAGTAGATCAGCTTACTGTTGAAGATATTATGCGTCTCAAAGGTATGGAAGGTGCGTATAGAGATTATGCACAAACACACCTTGAACGTGGAGACGAAACTGTTTTTGGTGCTGATGCACAAGCAAAGATGGATGCTCCGGGTACTTTTGATTTTGCCCAGATGCAGGATATGTTGACTGCTCAATTTGCTAACATGAGAGCGGCAAATACTAACCGGGCTCTAAACGATCAGTATGCAAAGGCTTCAGCATCTCTTCCGCCCGGCATGGAAAACTCTACGTTAAGAGTTCAGATGGAACGTAGCTTTGCAGATCAAGCCGCAGAAAGACGTAATCAAGATATGATGGCGGCAATAACGGATGCACAAAATTATATAGGTGGTCTACAACAGGCAACCTCTAATCAGCAAAACATTACAAATGCTGAAAGAAACATGATGAGAAATCTCGTAGGAGATGCTTTAAATTATGGAACACAAACTATGCAAAACGCTTTATCTGGTGGTGCGTATGGTCAAGACTTTGCTAACGAAATAGATGCACAGTATGGAAGAAACATTAGTGAAACTTCTGCACTACAAGGCATGAGAAACAATACAGCGCTTAATGATTTCCTTACAGGATTAAGTTCGGTAGACGCAGAGAACAAACTCGCTAACACCTATATTAACCAAGTTCAAAACTTAACTACTGCCCCTTATAGTTATACAGCTAAAGGAATGGGTGGTATAAACAATCAAGCGGCAATGGATAGTTTGTCAAATATTGCGACAGCTGCAGCTAATCTATCAGCAGGAAACATGAAAGCCGCAGGTGGTTGGTGGGATAATATTCGTAAGAAGTACAGTTTTTAGGTGGTAAGATGGTATTAAACTTAGGTGCTTTTTATCAAGGTGTACAAGAGAATGATGCTAGGGAAAGAGCCAAGCGTAAGGAAAATGCCGCTCTTTACAATGAGTTTATTCGTTTAAACCCGGATGCTTCCGTAAAACAAAGAGAAGCTTATGCTAATGAGTTGGGTGGTAATAGTCCATTCCTACGAGCAGCTATGCCGACAACAGAAGTCATGGCATCAAACGTCGCTCGTAGAAAACAGCAGGTAGCCGCAGCAGCTCAAGCAAAAAAATACAAAGCTTTACAACAGAAGATTAGCTTAATGAACGATGCTACTTCAATGTTTAGCAATGTTTATTCTTCAACTGGAGATTTAGAGCAAGCCAATAAAGCTGTAACAGATATGTTTAGTGGATATTTAGATGGTAACGATATGCTTGGTATTAGTGCGGCGGGTACAAAGAAAGCACAACAAGACTTTGATAAAGACTTTGCAACCACTTATGACCTTTGGCAAAAACAAGGATCGCAAGCGAGTGCTGTAGAAACTTGGGATAAAACCTACAACCCTACCTTCTTAAAAAAATGGAAATCTACCGCATTATCTGAAATGAATAGATTGACACAAGAGCAATTAATCAAAGCTACTAACGACGCAAATAATATAGGGTCAGCTTCAGCAGCCGATCCTTCAATCAAAGCAAATTTTGAAAAAAACTTTAAGACTAATTACCCTCGACTAAGCGAGGAACAAATGACTGAAGTGATGGAAACTCTTGGCAATCGTGAAGCAGAAGCAACGAAAAAAATTAATGAAAACATAACACGAGCTAAACAAGGTGTGCAAAATCACATTGCTGCTACACTAGAGGACGATCCCAACTATTCTAACAATATGGAAGTAAATGCTTTACAGACTGAAGCCGCTATTAGAGATCAACTAAAGAAAATGTTTGATGCAAACGAAGTTCTTGTGGGTAAAGAGCCTACTGCTGATGATGTACAAGAAGTAATGGACATGGTTGAGAAAAGTCTCAAGGCTCAAATAAAGATTGATGACACAAAGGAAGCAGCTAATTTAAAGATAGAGGCAGAAAAACAAGAAGTGGGTCGCTTCTCTCCTCGCTTTGAGGATAATGACGGCAATCTGGATGTAAAACAACAAAATGATGTTGAGAATAATATACTTGCCCAGTTGTTTCCAGACGTAGATACTGGCAATACTAAAAAAGACAATGTGGCTAATGGCATTAATGCTATGGCTAAAGAGCAATTCCTTAATAAGTTTCGGATGGCTTCACAAGGTTGGGACATTAGTATTAAAGACCCCGCAGTATATGGATCAATTATGGAGAGAATGGTTGATCTAATGATTGCCGACAATGGTGGTTCTGATGGTACATTCCAAGACCACTTTTTTATTAAAGCGGTTAATGACTATTACAGTAATACAAGTTTAAATACGCCAGAAGCAGTAGCTTTTAGAGGTGGTTTACAGTCGCTAGGATTGGATAGCTTGGAACAAGCTCAACAACTTGTAGAAGAAGGTAATACTGAAATACAATTAAAGTGGGAAGAGACTTTTAAGAAAGTAAGGGAAGATTTTAGAAATAAAGCTTATGAAAATTTTGATAGAGACATATTTAACCTACAGAATTTAGATGAAAAGGCAGATGAATTTATAACAAAAGTTCCAGATAGGGTTGAGACGTTAAAACAAAAAGATGGTGTAGACCTTATAGCAAATGTAGAAGAATTAATTAATGCACCAGTTTCAGAAAATGGTCTTAAAAATTTAGAGCTTAAAAATACTGAGGTAACTGCAAGCTTGCAAAAAGTTGTAAACATAGGTAGGGAAGTCGAAGATCAGATTAGTCAAATCAAAGCTTATCTCGCGCTACCAAGATTTAGCCAAGACCCATCTTTAGCAGATACACGTGCAGCATTAGAAAATAAACTTGGAAAACTCGAAGCAGGTAAGCGATGGGTTTATAGTGAAGCGCAACAATTAAGAAATGCCATTAACAAAATAAGATCGGCTAGTAAAAAAGTTGTCTCAACAAAGGTAATTGATAATAAAAATCTTAATCCAGAAACCACACCAAAGGCTATAAAAGATAAAGCAACTGTCATCGCACATATAGTAGAGAACAATCGTGACACGTCTGGTTTGGCAGAAGTCCACAATAAGTCATATAAAGAAAAAGTAGCTTTCATTAAAAATATATTAAAAACTGAAGGTGGCGAGAATATAGCAGGGTTCTGGAAGAGAACATTTGGAGACACTACGACTGAGAAGATGTTAATTCAAGAAGTAGCAAATGCTCTTAACATAGACCTTACTGAACCTGTTATTGATCCTCGTGATCCTAATTGGGTTGTTCCAGATAGTGATGGTGTTTTTAAATTACCAAATCCGGGTGAGGATTGGTTTAATCCAGACAATTATAAGCAATAGGGACGACTGTATCTACAACTTTATTTAACTTGATGTTAGGTTAAATGGAGTACCTAGCATGAGCATTTTTAATGAATTTGATGATCTGTTCGAGGACGGATCAGCTAAACAAGAAAAAGACTACACCCACAAAACAGGATACGCACTTCTAAACGATCGTAGAGCAATCAACGACGTGCGGAATTACTATGCCAGTAAGGGTAAAACATTCGCTAACAACCAAGAAATGTGGGATCAGTTCTACAGCGATAAGCGTTGGGCTGATGTGAACACAGTTTCGATGATAAAGGATGTAGGTGAATATGCTTTCGCAGGTGAAGATAGAAAACTCCATGCAAGATTAAGTAAGTTATGGCAGAACGCTCCATCAAGAGGAACTGTCTGGGATAAGGTTGTTGATTATGGAACGGCGGGCATACTTGATCCAACAAATTTATTAGGTGGTTGGGGCGTAGCCGCAAAAGGAAAGAAAGCCTATGACGTTGCTCGCGCAGGTGGGGCAACACTAGCTGCGGCCAGAAAAAAAGCTTTGAGTGCAGGTACATGGCAAGGTGCAAAAACTGAAGCGGCGATCGGTGGTGCAATCGGAACAAGTTTTGATGTGGCACAACAAGGTATGGAGATCGCTCAAGGCGTATCGGATGAGTTTGATGTTACTCGTGCGCTTATATCTGGTGGACTTGATGCAGGGTTAAGTGCTTTAGGTGGTGCGGCAGTTGGAAGGTATGTCGCTAGTGGTGCAGTAAATGACTTAACAAACTGGCGAGCTAACAGTACATTCGGGACGACATCTGCACAAAGAATTTCTGAACTCGATAGAGAAATTAACAGCATAAGTGCTGATTATGATGTAGCTACTGATGGGTTTGCTAGAGCCGATTTAGAAGATCAAAGAGCGAATGTCGAAGCTGAAAGATCGGCACTTCTAGGAGAAATGGAAAAGGTCAATGAGCTAGACCAAGAGCTAGACAGTATTGCAAAACAAATGCAAGCTGCACTTAAAGAAAATCCTCAAGCTAATACTGATGATCTTTTAAATAAATTTAAAGAATTAGCAAAAACTAGATCAAAATTATTAGAACAAGATGTAACTGCTGCTGACCTCAAAGGCTTGTCCGGATTTAAAACTCCTACTCCTTCCGCTCGTCCTACGAGCGTAGAAGCGGACGAAGGTGGCGTAACAGACACAAAAGCTCCGTCCGAGAAAAAAGCTACGAGCGGCACGAAGAAAGCAAAAGTAGAAGAAGGAAACGTAGAACCACCTGTTGATGAGCAAATCAATGCAAAAAGAAAAGAAGCAGATGATCTCGGTAAAATCGTAGAAGGTCAAGCCGACACAATAGTTAAGGCTGAAACTCCTAAAGCCAAAGCTTCTAAAGTAGAGCTTACTCCAGAAGAGACTGCAATACTGGATCAAATAGAAGGAGTTGACCCTTCTGAAGTGCAGGTAAAGTTTAAGGAAGCAGGTAAGGATAATAAATCTGGTAGAACTTTAGGTAAGGAAGTTGAAGCAGATATTGAGAAAGGTCTTATTACTGAGGATCAAGTCAAGAAACTTTTTTCAATAAAAGATTATGTAAATGCAAGTGGCTTCCCTAACAGAAAATGGAATAAAGCAAGAAAGCTTATCGTCGCTGCTAACAGAAAATTAAAAGGCGATGCACCTACAACTAGTAAAGTCGAAACTAAAAGTGCAGTAAAACCCGTAGAGCCGTCAACAGTTAAAAAGGCTATAACGCCACAACAAAAGAAATACAAAGCATCACAAAGAAAAGCATACCTTAAAAAAAGAAAAGAACTTATTGGTGATGGAAGTCACAGAGGGTTAAGTAATGCTTGGTCTACTGCAAAGTCAAAGCAAGAAGTTGATGATGTTATCAATAAGATGGAAGATTACATCAATGGGAAAGAAACCCCTTCGATAGTTCAAGAAAATGCCGCCGACGCTCAAGCTGATGCAATCAATGATGTAGCTAAATTAGATAATACTTCTTTTGAAGCACAGGAAATAAAGCAAGCTGAAGATTTCTTTAATAAATATTGGGATGAAAGCGCAGGGGGTGCTGTAAATAGAGGGTCTTACGTTACTACGAGATTAGCTGATGGTGTAAAAAAAGGAAACATAAGTGGTCGTGTTGCAACGATTGTACGCAAAATGGTCAAAGAGGCTGAAGAGCAAGTAGAGTTAGGTAAGAAGCTTGAAAGCAAAATGACTTACGAAGGGTTAAGAGCCGAAGCTCTTGCTAGAGGACTTGGTGATGCACAGCCAGATATAATAGGAAAAGCTAAGACTTACAAATTAGGAAAAGGTGCTACTGTCACAACAGAAGCACGTGATCGTACAGGAAATAGACTAGCAAGAAATACATTAAAAGCTGCAGCTGAACTCGAAGATGGAGCAAAAACAGCAGGTCGTACGACAGTAGAATATACTCGCTCTGATGGAACAAAAGTACAGTTCACAAAATTACAGAGTATTGTTCGCGGCGGTTTTAATGTTAAGATGCTTGACCCAGAAGATGTAAGAACAGTTCTGGGCATTAACGATATTCCTACTGAAGCCAAGTTTAACATTGATGCGGCTAAAGCCAGAGCAGCTATGGACAAGGATGGTGGAGCAGTAGAGGGTTGGGCAGATGGGCAAAAGCTCGCTTATCCTTTTACAGCAACAGGTGTAGAACGTATTAGAGGAATACCAAGAGAGCCCGGTTCTCGCAAATTGGGTAAGGCTGAAAAGGGACAAACTTATTATTACGTTCCTAAGTTAAGGGGTAATTATGCAGACCCTTACATTATTATGCAATCTCTTGGCTTGGATAAAAACTTTAATGTAAAGCAAAGAGGTCTTTATAATGGCAAGCTAGATAGTGCAACTGATGTCATTAATGCTAAAAAACAAGTTGAAAAAGACTACAAAGGCGATCCAGATAAAATTAGTGCCGCTAAGAACGAAATTGATTTAAAGGCAGGAGTTAAAAAAGAACCAGAGCCTACTTCAGTAGAAGAAGTATATCCAACTTCAAACATTCCTATGTCTAAAGAAGGCAAGGTACTCGTAGCAATACCAAGAGAAATAGGTTCTGATGCTGTACGTGTAGCATCTGTTAAGCCGGGTAGACTTGATGGTGTTGCACAAGCAGATAGACCGGGAATGTCTGCATCAGACTTACTTGGAAAATTTAAAAATAATCCCAGTAGGTTTTATCTTGGGTATGTATCTCGCTCGCTCGTAGAAGATGAAGCAACCCTTCGAGCGCTGAAGGCTGATGGGAACAGGGAAAAGCTATTTGAAGTCTTTGAGCCTATTGATGAAGTAAATGCACCAGAAGGCACAGTTAAACCAGAAGTACAGGAAACAAATTCTACTAATGTTGCCCCTTATGAAATAGGGACGCATGGAATGTTTGACACTACAAAGCTTACAACAGATCAAGAAAACGCTTTCGTGTTTGCATTTAAAACTATGAGCAATCCTAAGAAAACAAAAGCTGAAATAGAAAAGATGTTTTTTGGTGATGGAGAAAACAAACCAACAATAGGTAAATGTCTTGTAGAAGATTTATGGAGATGGACAGAAATGTTGAAGAAAAGTAATTGGAGAGCTTCAACAAATGGTGTCAATGTACCTCTTGGTCAGAGAGTAACCTTATTAAGAGAATTGCACGGAATACTTGCAGACGTTGCTCCCGGCGGTATTAAAAAATCAAACGTAGATATTGAAGAAAGTGTACGTGGTCTTAGAGATGTTTTTTCCAGATCGAGTGCAGAAGAACTAGCAGATATGGAGAGAGTTCTTCGCCTCACAACTAAAAACGCAGGGGTAGCTCCAAGAATTACTGAATTTACAGATGAACAACTTGCTATGGATGATATAACCAGAGTAGTTAAGGGTGCAGCAGCTAGTGGTAAACATCGTGCATTTGAACATTCAATACTGGTTGATGGTAAAGCACAATTAAAAGATAGATATAATCACCTTGCCTTTTCTCCGGATGGTACTTCACCAACTGCTCAATTGCAGCCGTCATTTGCCTTTGCACACGAACTAGGTCATTGGGTGTTTCATAATTTATTAGACCCATCTGACATACAAAAATATTTTAAAGCAGTAGGTCGCCATGTTGATGAAACAGGAAGTTTAACGTCTGAAGGAAGTGATTTTCTTTTTTCAAAAGCTCCGACAATTAGGCAAGGTGAAAAAAACATAGCAGGTGCAAATAATTGGAACGCAAGTCCGGGCGAGCATTTTGCTAACCAGTTTGCTCTGTATCTTCATCATCACCATGACCTTATGATTGTACCAGATCGAACACTGTGGGAAAAAGTCACAAGGATTGTTCGATCTCTTTGGGAAAAAATGACAAACAAAAACATTATTGACAAAGAGTTAGAGCCAATCTTTCAGAAAATAATTACAAACAAGGATGAGTTTGAAATTCAAAAGTTTCACCTACCTGCACGTGAAGTAACCACAGCAGGTGGAAGAACATATCAGTCAAGATATGTTCAATGGCTTGAAAGTTATCGAGGTTTAAAGTTGGCAGTAGAGGACGACAACCCTGCGGGGATTATCGCTTACGCAGATGAGTTAGCTAATGCAATCAACGGGTCTACGGCAACTGATAGACAAGCAATGATGGCGGCTAGAGCTAAACAAAGAGCGGCAATCAATGAAGGTCGTGATCCAGAAACAGAAGCTTTCAGAGGTTATACTGGTAGATTAAGGGTCTTTAATGACAACAAAAACTTAACGGATAAATTACGTTCGGACTACAGAAAGTTAAAAGAAATGGTAGCACAGGGGACTGTAACAGAGTTTTTACCCGGTGAAGATATGGCAACTACCTCACACAATCCAGAAGTGATCGAAGAGTTGAAAGCATTTCTACGATCAGAAGAATTTGACAGCAACATACAAGGTGCAATGGATTTGTTTAATGAGCAGTTCCTTTATTTAGAAGGTGCTGACATTCCAGAATATATACCAAGTCAGCAATTAATTAATCTAAGAAAAGAAAAAAGTATTGGTTCACAAAGAAGAACAATAAGGAAAAAGAAATATCATCAAAGCATTAAAGCCGCTAGAACTAAAAGGCTTAAAGAAACTATAGCGAAGATGAGGGCTATAGGTGGATACCATAGTAGAATTAGCGACAACCAACGGAAAGGAAATTACTCACCTCAAGAAGTTGATCTTGTAACTGCATTGTCAGAGTATCCTAAATATCTCGATGAAGCAGGTGTACCTAATAAGTTTGGGAAACAATTAGCGTCGAGAGTAAAACACCTAATCGCTACCAAGATTGAACCTATAGACAAATCTGTAGGCGATCCTCTTAGCAATCGCCAGTATACCGAACTCGATCAGAACCAACTGATCTTTAGGTATGCTAATGCCCTTAATCGGGGAGATCAAGGTATAGCAGATCAAGTCATGTATGAGTTACAACAACGAAGATTTTATAAGAACAACAGTCAAATCATACCAACAACCTCTGACAGAGTTAACAATGCTATCGATGATGAGCTTATGGTAGTATACGAAAATAGTGAAGAAATAGGTATACCTTCGTCTGCATCATTTAAAGTAAGAAACTTATTGGGTAAGATTACAAATAGAGGAGACGAGTTAACTTTATCCTCAAGGACAGTTGCTCACAGACTTATGTTGTTAGGTGCAGAGTTTAATCCACAAACAACAAGCAAATCATTCAATGACTTTAGAACTGATGTTAGAAGAATTGGAGTTAATTTAACAAAGAAGGAGGATATTTCACAAAGCGTTGAAATGATCGCTCGTAGAGTTTTAACTTCTTCTGCATTTGGTGAAGAGAAGATGGCATCTATCAGACGAGCAGCAGCCGAGTTTGGTTTTGAGCCAGAAGATACTATTGCTAAACTTGCTGTTGATGATTTAGATGCTTCTTCCGATAAGGCAACTCTTAAACAACTCACAAAAGATATTGGTGAAAGCTTTGACAGTACGCTCGAAGAAGCATTAACGTCTATTCGATCAGAAATGAGAGAAGCAATTTCCTATGTAATGAATGGGCTTATATCTAAGAAGGGTGCTAGAAAAAGATTTCATAATGCTACTGTCTATGGAGATATGTTAGGAACGAGGTCTGGTTTTGACCCCAGTTCTCCAAGCTTACATTTTATGGACGACATTCCTTCGGAATATGCGAGAGACTATGCGAGTGATTTGCTTCGTACACTCAAGCCTTCTACAGTAAGAGGAATAAAATCCTTTACACAAACAGACGATATGACCCCTTATTTTGTAGAAAGTTTAGAGGGCGATAATTTATTTGGGAATGGTATTAATGTTACAACCAGTCCTAATAATAATATAAAGAATAGCAAAGATACTATATTAGCAACTATCCCAGACAACTTTAAAGAATATGGTGAAGAGCTACTAGACGATTTAATTAATTTACGGGATGGCATTAAATCAATGAGAGCGTTTTATAGGGCAGAACCAACAGACATTGCTCTACAATATGATAAAGAAAAAGCTATCCTTGATGACTTGAAAAGGATAGGTGCTACAAATCTACCAACTTCGAGAGTTGTTTTTATTAAGGACAACAATCCTATAGATATGAATAAACGTATGGCAGGTAAAGACCCAAGCATCGTAGCCGTTATGGATGCTATCGCTTCAAATACTACAAGAGCTATTGACAAAGACCTTATAGGTACATTCACACCAGAAGAAGCATACTCTATTTTTGTAGAGAGAGCAGGTAGTGGAATGAAGCTGAAGGAAGCTTTGAAAAAGGCAGGTTACACTTCACTTTCTGTAGGTAATAAAAAATCTATGATCGATCCTTTAAACATAAAGGATATAAGAAGTAGAGATTTTGTTGATGAGAAGTTCAACATGGGTGTTGTCCCGGCACCATCTGATCCAGTCCCATACTTGTTAAAAGCTATGTCTACAGACAATGATGTAGGAACAGATGCGTTTATCCAAGTCGCAAGTGCTGCAGAGCAAAGTGGTATACCTTCAAAAGTTGTGAATGTTTTAGATAAAGTGAGAAGAAAGAAAAATATCACAAGCGCAGAAGGTGCTGAAATTAGAAAGGCATCTAAGTGGTCGCTCACAAAAACAAATGCACAGGTGATGAGGCAGAATGGGATGCACCATTCTGCTAACTTTTACGAACCTAGCAATGGAGATGCGGGTCACTTCGAGCGAGTGAACGCTCGGATGGGTAACTTCATATTGCCGTTGACACGTATGCTAAAAACTCTACCCGATAGCCCAACTGCATTAGGCAGATGGTTAAAT